CTCGTCTTTTCATCGCCTGATTACTTGACTTAGGCACGTCCAGACACGGTTAAGTTGTTTTTAGTCTGTCGTTTATATATAGTAAATTCTAGATGCCTACACTTCTAGAAAGTCGATGGTTTACCATCATGCTATCTTATTGAAAAGATTGAGGAAGAAAGGCCCAGTCCACACGGGACTGCCACTTTTCCATCAATCAAAACAACTCTACTATTGCAGTACCCAGATTCGGCACCACTCACCCTACACGAGAGAGAAAGCGGAGTACATTCTCACGCACCTCTCTTTGCATACTCAACTAATATGGGATTGTTGATTAATTGAGAAATCCCTCTGAAGCAGCTCATATGGGTATAATACTCTACAGGATTGCTTATAAAGCCTAAGAGATCGCCCAACCACTTACTTAGAAGTAAGATTGGACTTGCGAGCTATAAGCTCGCCTATGAGATCAGCAGTTGAACGGCTTAGCGGACCATTCATATCCCTGTTGTCTCGTGGAGGAAAAGAGGAAGGACCCTCCTTCTCCTCCTCAAAGTCACTATCACACGAAGCATGTGCTTTCAAAGGATTATTCACACGGGAAATGAGATCATCAAGAAGATTTTGTTGTCTCTTCATCTGAGATTTTAACACATCAATTTCCTTTTGCTCTTTCTCTTCAACAGTTAATGTAGTAACAGGAAGGGCAAAAATAAATAAATCCATTGAAGCAGTACCAGAGGTGACTAATGTGGCGGCATTAATCGTCATTGTTCCACCTCCGGCTGCAACTTTGAAGTATTGAACCCAAATTGCTTCATTGATAGTGGTACTAGCTACAGAATACACTTGATCAATGGAATCACGCACAGCTGCATTAGTAAAGACATTAGTTGTAATATCAATACCAGCAGATTGAGTGTTCCTTGAAATAGCGGATGCACTAGTACCTGCTGCAATATTCATAGTTAACATATAGTTACCAGGAATACCAGCGGGAAAAGTAATAATATTACTTGCCACAGTAATATTAGCCATATAAGGTGTAGCACCAGCTTGCAAAACAGAACCAGCAAAATTATCTGCTGTGGTTGAAGTAATGCTACTGAAATGAACAACACCACCATTGGCAGCGGCACTAGTTAAAATTGGACAAGTAAACCTCACACGGTAACGAACCCGAAGTTCACCAATAGTACTAGTGTTTGCTGTTGAATCCACAGCACAATAGAAGTTACCAGAATCAAATGTTTTCAAATCAGTATTCGCTGGTTGAGCACCAGTTCTAATATATTTTGAATCATTTTTCCTAAGACGTTGAATGTCAATGGGCAATCTAATAACAGGATCACAAGGCATACCATCATTATGGTACACACTATCCTCTATTTGTTGTTTTACAACAGGAGCGGGTCCTGTGGCATCAGTGTCAAAGTAGAGTAACACCTTACCTTGAGTGCCAGCAGTACCAAACTCAGAAACCGTTCTCTTATAATAAAATTCAAGATATTCCCACTCATACTCGTTATAACGAGCTGCTTCAGCAGCCAGCCATGGAAAAGTTAAAGCTTGACCAGGGTTGACAGCCAAAGTTTGAGAAATAGTAAAAGCAGTGGTGGAAGAAGAACCAGAAATGTTAGCTATAAATTCATCTTCCTCACAAATCTTTTGACGACGATTAGTTGAGCCGGGATACGACCCGGATGACATAGAGAGACCTAGTTTTCCTGTGTTAGCACGAATATTTTTTGGACCAGGACCATGCATTTGTACACGCATGTTTAACTTAGGACTCCCGCGCAATTTACCTTGCCTTAGCGCTCTGTTGGCAAGTGTAGCCGGTTTTTTTAATTTAGCCGGTCTACGATTCAATCCTTGTTTCCCTTTAGGGGGCCCGGGATTAAGTTCAACGCCAACCAATACTTTCTTTGGTCTCTTGAACTTACAGTCACATAGTGTGGCGTCACTACCACACTTTGGACAACAAGGTTGTTGTTTGATAAAGTCTACCAAGTGTTGCTTTTGCAACTGTTTCTTGACAAATCTTGCATCACACCTCTTCGCGACATTAATTTTAACGTTGTTTTCTTCAAACACCCGCTTAACCTCGGAAAAGTCAAATTTCTTATGAACGGTTTCTGGCGTTGTTCCTCGCGTGCTTCCTAGCACTCCACTTGGTTTGCTGGGCTGTGGTTGCCCCTTTAACTGTTGTTCAGTGGACGCCGGTCCAGGCCGGTTTTTTAGTTCCAATAACGCGGTCTTTCTGTTTTGCGATTGGACGAGAACCAGGGTAAACTCCTACTATAGTAGCTAATAAGAATGAGATCTTTTTCACGGCAGAACTCTCAAAGTACCGACTCGATTTTTGTTTAGGCCATGAGTTGGGCCACCGTGCACTCTGCATTTTACGGACTTGTGACCGTCAGGAGATTACTCAACAGGTTGCATTACACAGTTTTCATATTGAAGTACCATGTATAGTGCACGATCAGATTCATGATTCCTTTAAAAATTCATGTGGCTTAGCCATTTCCCACCGGCTCCATTACGGCTTGGGGATTTTATAATATATTTATAACCCGGTTTTGCACCGGCAGGTTTAAGTTACGCATTGAAGATCAATTGAGGTCCAGAAGTATCACGATCAAATAACAAGTTAGCCAAAGGTGTTTGGAACTTATCACCAAGTTTCAAACCCTCGACTTTTTGATCAAAGATACTCTGCATCATCTCTGTCCAATAATATTGCTCTGAGATCGCTAACTTCGTCTCTATTATGGGATGATATTTCCTCTTCATCTTCATCACATGCTCCATGAATTTTGGTTGATAGAAGGCTCGATGGCCCTCAGTCAAAACCTTCACACGGTTAATAACTTTACTCAAAACAGGTATGTGGTTACAAGAACTCTCCAATCCTAAGGCTACACCACGCATCATTGATTCTCGTGAAACTCCTCCAGGGGGATTTATTATATAACCGAATTTGGCCAAAACCTTACCCGGTTTAGGTCCAAAAACATACCCGCCGCTTGTATTATACAAACGGTTAGAGCAGAACTCCAGTTCATCAAAACTGGAGCGATAGATAGCTGTACTATCAAAACCAAGACTCGCCATACCTTCACGCCAATCGAACTTCTGTGGTTCTTTATGACGCAGGGCATTGTCATCCCCCTGAAGCAACATCCTAATGGTTTTACTTGCTTCAGAAACGGTTTTCTCTGTCCACTTGCAATACAGATACAAATGAGACAAACCATTAATGACTGAGTTCATTACAGAAGTATAAGGGTCACCAGACTTTCTAGTGCCTTCACACTTATACACCCATCCATGATGGGTTCTGCCATGAGTTTTGATATTAGCTACCATCAATTGCGAAACAGCGCGAGGGGCACCAAACCTTTTACAAAGGTACACCTCATAATCACACCAGGGTTTCCGAATAGAACAATCAAACTTTCCAAGATCATCTTCCAAAATAGCACCCTGTCCCTCCACGATAAAAGCCGCTGCATCTTCTGATTTCACACCACTGGTAAAACACAAATTATTGTTTATACTCCAGCGTTTCTTCATTAGATCCTGCAGGGCCATAATCCATGGTCCAACCAAAACTATAAATTCTGGTGTGGCTCCTTGAATTAACCGGGGGGCTTTGTCTTTCATACCGGCTGGTGTCTCATACAAATTATTTTCTACCTTCACAAAGGAAGAACGCATCGTATACATTGCACGCTGGGATCGGGACAAAGTGGAATCCTCATCGATGCCCAAAGGCTTCATCTGAGTATGCGTTCTACGCAATATCCGCTTAACACTTGGTGATGCGTTTGATCTGATGAGATAGTCATCAAAAGAAACGCTTTGCACTTTATTCATATCGGTAAATAATCCATTATGATTGGTCTTACACCAATCAATACACATAGCTAATTCATCCTTATTGGGTTGAATGGTATCAGCTAACACCCGAGCATACAAAGCTTGCTCTTCATTGTGTTGATTACTAGCGAAAGCAGTAGGAGCGTAATGACCCGTGTCAAAGCCATACACACACTGCCTGCCCTTTAACTGTTTAGGGTCTTTAAAGTGCAAATTGCGACGCAATTCACCATCACTAAGCCCAATATGCGCATCTGGTTTTAGATGCTTGGGCCTAGGCAAATCGACACAGTTCACAAGAGGTCGGAATAAGGCGGGGCCAGGATTCAATTCAATGCCCACCAACCTTATCTTACTTAACAATACACGAGAACTATAGTTCTGCAATTTCCACATGCTGGCCACAGAGGCTCCAATTGCACGTGATCCACATAATTGCACACCATTTCGTAATTTCCACAAGCCAAAAACAGAAGCGCCAGCTACCAAAGCTGCAGCACTCACTGTTAAGACGGAAACGGCAATTAATTGTTTGCCTCTACGTGTTTTCCAGCTGGCCTTCAACCGAAGCCAACTAGTATATAAGTCCGACCTTAAATAAGAGCCAGTGATCACTCGTGAGACATTCTGTTGTTCCTCCCACGATTCCATAAAAGCCAAAGCTGGGGCATAAAGGGTAGCTTTATATTGCTGGGCTGCTGTTAAAGCTAGCTCCGAACAAAGTTTCTTGCACTTAGCAACAGAAACTAAAAACTCCTCCATACTCCTGCTTCGGTGTGACCACCAACTCTTTAATTCATCAACCAATGTGGCCGGTAATTCAACTTCAATATCTTCAGTACGAAAGTGAACACCCCAATGGCTGACGTGAACTGCGTCAACAGGGCTTAAGTGTGAACCATTCCACAGACCAATAAAGTCTAAAAAGGGAAATTTCTTTTTAACAATACTGGTTGCCATAAGCCTACGATCATGACTCTCTACACATTGGTCGTCTGGTTCCTTCAGAGCGACAACTTTAGGAGAGTTGATCCTTCGGAATCCACCTTCACCTGGCACCCATTCGTGCTCAACTGGATCTCCATGAAATTCGGGAAATTCAATGTCTTCGTCTTCATCATGAAAACGAGGATAATTAAACATCAGAAAATCACCACCATCTGGTTCATCTTCGTGAAACACAACTTGGTGGCCTCCATGTGTTTCATCCTCGTGAAACACTACATGGGGGGACTGATCATCAGTTGGGGTCTTGGGAGGTTTGCTACCTCCACTGGGATTTGGTTTACCACCTCGAGGGGGTTTACCACTTCCACTAGACCCTGCTAACTTGGGATGTACATATACACACTTAACCAGGCCGTTATTAACGGAATCCTGGTAAATCCTTAGTTTAGCGTTAGTAAGATCACGTGATGAAATGACCTTATATTGCACGGGGGTTGCCACAGCTACATGTGGTTCCTGTTCCAGCTTTCCTTTTTGCTCCTTCGCCCGCTGATAGGCTTGCTCTGTCAACTCAGCCAAGTGCTTTTTTGCAAACTTGGCTATCCTTGGTCCTCTTTTGGGTTTCAAGGGAGTATAATAATTACTAACAGGTATGGAGTCTTTCGCAGAAACCGATCTGCTTGCCGCTGAAGCGACAGGTGGCTTACCACCATTACTTGCGGTTTTCCAACCATCTTTAGGAGGAACCGCTCCAGTATCGGGCAGACGCTCAAATGCTGCGATTTGAGCTGCCCCAAGTCTCTTCCCTCCAATCGGTTTTGGGGGTTTACTTGGTCCTTGGGCCGTTTTCGTCGGTGCGACCTCATCCCTTTTGGACACCGCCTTTAAGGGCTCGGTTCCGGTGGGTGGGATGGGGTTTTTGGTGCCAATGGTTTCGGATTGGCCACTCTTCCCTGGAGTTGTTAATGTGGGGGTCGGATTGTTCCGTGAGGTTCCACTAGACCTCTGTGCGAAGGCACTAAACGGGATTTGGCATCTGTGTTCGCCATAGAATCGGGAAACCACTATCAATCTTGCTCACCCTAAAGGTGACTTTCAACCAAACACTTGGTCGAACTAATCCATTGATAGTCCTATGTACTCAAAGCTTGCTAAGCTCATCATACACGTTATGGGGTCTACTGTGAGTTACGAGACACCCTTCCCCATGTAGGTTAACATGGATACACCCAGCTAAGAGAAACGCATAGCAGGGACAATAAGACAAAACCACACTCATGAAAGTTCAGTGGGTGAAACAGAAAGCTTAC